TGCCACCTAGACATACAAAGTCCGAGTTCGCTAGCTACTTGCTGCCCGCTTGGATGGTGGGTAGAAACCCGAAGCTCAAGATTATACAATCAACTAACACCACGGAACTATCCGTTAGATTCGGGCGTAAAGCAAAACAACTCTTAGACAGTCAAGAATATCAAACCGTATTTAAAACCAGACTCAGAGAGGACTCACAAGCTGCAGGTAAATGGGAAACACAACAAGGCGGTGAGTATTATGCAGCTGGTGTCGGCTCCGCGATTACAGGTCGTGGTGCAGATTTACTTATCATCGATGATCCGCACACAGAACAAGATGCTATGAATCGAGAAGCTATGGAAAGAACTTTTGAATGGTATACGTCAGGTCCTCGTCAACGTCTCCAGCCAGGTGGAGCTATTATCTTGGTTATGACAAGATGGAATACAAAAGACTTGACCGGTTGTCTGTTAGGCGCGCAGCGAGAGGCTAAAGCTGATCAGTGGGAGATCGTAGAGTTTCCAGCGATCATGCCATCAGGTAAACCTTTGTGGCCAGAGTATTGGAAGCTAGAAGAATTAGAAGCAGTGAAAGCATCAACGGGTGTACAGAAATGGAATGCTCAGTATATGCAAAACCCAACATCAGAAGAAGGAGCAATCATCAAACGAGAGTGGTGGATGGAGTGGGAGGAGGATTATATACCTGCACTAAAACATGTCATACAATCTTACGATACAGCTTTTGGTAAAAAACAAACATCAGATTATTCTGCGATCACAACGTGGGGCGTGTTTTATTTAAACGATGATAGTCCTGCAAGTTTGATATTATTAGATGCTAAAAAAGGCAGATATGATTTTCCAGAGCTTAAACAAGTTGCTTTTGAGCAATGGAAGTATTGGGATCCTGATACAGTTATTGTTGAGGCCAAAGCATCAGGTCAGCCTCTTACAGACGAACTAAGAAAAATGGGTATACCTGTTGTAAATTTTACTCCGTCTAAAGGAAACGATAAACATACCAGAGTTAATTCAGTTGCACCTTTATTTGAAAGTGGTATGATATATGCACCTAACCAGGAATTCGCTGAAGAAGTGATCGAGGAGTGTGCAGCTTTTCCATTTGGGGACCATGACGACTTAGTTGACTCGACAACTCAAGCGATTATGCGATTTAGACAGGGTGGATTTATACTACATCCTGATGACGAAAAAGAAGAACCAGTGTATAAAACGAAAAGGAACTATTATTAAATATGGCAAAAAATCCGATAGACATAGGTAAAAGAATTTATGAAGTTATAGAACAGTTATTTGGTAAAGCATTTGCTAGAAACATGATAGGCACAGAAACCAATGTGATTAAACCTGTGTTTATGGACAGAAACGCTCCAACAAAAAATATATATCCTAATAAAGCGTTCACTGATGAAAAGCTATTAGACTTAGCTGAAGAAAAAATTATGGAGTATGCACCCTCTATTTTAGCAAACAAAAATCTTAAAGAGCAGATGAACTTTTTAGAAAACGCACAAAAATTATTAATGAAAAGAAAAGGCGTAGACACTTCTAAAACTGTTCCAGACAAAGAAGCTGATGTTATAGATATTACAACAAAAAAACCTATGGACGAAAAAGGTATTATGTCTTTAAAAGAAGATCTTGGTATACCTGAAGGTATAGATCCTGAAAGCACAATGGGTAAAGCAATTAAAGAAGCTGGCATACTAAAAAGAGAAACTAAAAAAATGAGTGACGAAATGGATAGTACACTTGCAAAAGCAGCAGATGCTTTCTTTGGAAGTATGCCCAATAAAAATACAGTAATGGAGGGTAAACGAAGAGCTGTTATTAGAAAAATTTTATTAAAAGACGATAGGATAAATTTACCAGAAAATGTTGAAAAAAGTTTAAGAAACTACGATGATCTAAGAGGTGGCGCGGATGAAAGCATGGATCCCTTAGAAATTTTTAATAAATATTACGAAAGAGATTTAGATAAGCTAGATAAACTAGACGAGATTATAGATGTCGCTGAGAATGAAGTAAAAGCAGCAGATGAATTTTTAAAAGATACTAATTTTGATTTAGTAGAAAAAGATCTTGGAGATAAATTAAAAGATTTACCTGATGATATTGATCCAGATGCTATGGCCACAGGAGGTCGTGTTGGTTTTAAACAAGGACTATCAAAAGAACTTATAGATAAAATGGTGACTAAATTTATAAAAGAAAATCCTGATGAACTTATGAAAGCATCAGAAATAGCTATGCCAGAAAAAACATTACGAAGAATGATTTTTAAAGATTTTGAAGATAGACTAAAAGGTAAAACACGTACTGAAGAAGCAGGCGGCGGACTGACATATTTAATGGGGTTATAATATGGCCTCTGAGTTACTTAAAAATAGAGCATTAATAAATAGTCTTAAGGAAGCAGATGTTCCTAAAGTTAATTTTGATTTACAAGAAACAGGTTTCGAACTTTTATTCCCAGAACCAAAACCTCAAACAGAACTAGATAGAATTAGAGACGAAAACTTTGAAAAAGCAAAACCATTTTTAATGGATGAGTCTGTAGATTTTATAGAAAGAACAGAATTTTTTAAAGGCAGTCCTGGAGTGGTTGGAAGTATTCAACCTATGAAATCTAGCGTTACAGGTAAAATAAATGGATATAACATAGATTTTAAAATACCTGGAACGAAGGAAAGAGCTGATATAGGAAAAACTTATTTTGGTATTAAAGAGTATGGAACAGCAGAGGCTGCAAAAAAAGCAGCAGAGGCAAGATATAAAGAAATTATAGAAGACCCTAAATTTAAAAATTTGTTAGATATTCAAGGATCAACACAAGGCATAAGAAGAGAAACTGTTGTAAAAAGTTTTTTAAATTATTTAGAAAATAATGGAGAGTTTGATGGTTACGAAAAATTAGCAGATGAATTAAAACCATATCGGTATGATAACATTGATAGAGTTTATCAATTAATTAATAAAGATTTTAAAGATTGGAAAGACGGTAAATTTGAAGTTGAAGGTATAGATAGAAAAAATTTATCTGCAATCGCAAAACAAGAAATAAAAAACTGGTCTCCTAAAGCAAAAGGAGAGAGAACAAATACTAGACAAAAACAATTACAATTTTTGGATAATTTAAATAACGAAGATCTACCTTTAAAAGCAGTTAAACAAGCTTTTAAAAAAGAATTTGGAAAAGGAAAATTTTATAATGAAAAAACTTTTGGCCAAAGAGCAAATCAATTAACACAATTAAAAAAAGAAGGAGCATTACCAAGTAATGCAGACGGATCAAAAACTTTAGATTATGGAATAAAAATTGGCAGTAGAGCGGCCTGGTTAAAAAAAGCATTATCCGAAAGTATTTCATTTAGTAACAACTATAACAGATTAATTAGAGCATCAGATGTTTTAGAGGCGGAAGGAAAAATTAAAGATGCAAAAAGACTTTCTGATGCTGCAAATAAATTTTTTGGTAAAGACGGTATATTAACAAAATTACCTGGACAAGCAGAACACCCTCTATCTGTTAGTTATGGAGGAGCAGATAATTTATTAAAAGTAGATAGTTTAGTTAAAGGAGATTTAAACCAACTTAAAAAAGTTGTATTTGATACACCAATTAAAAATTTAACTGGTGAGTATAATAAGGCTACAACCACTTCAAAAAGAAAAAATGAAATTAAAACTTTAATTAATAATAGAAAAAATTTTATGAATTATTTAACCTCTGGTTCTTTTGATAAAGGTATTGTAGCACCTGTTGATTTTAATTTTACAGATGCAAAAGTTGTTGCAACCGCTAACATAAAAGCGATAGATGAATTAGAAGATAGTTATGATTTTGGAAAATTTGTAGCAAAAGGAGACGAGTATAGTAAAATTTTTAAACAAACAGGGAAAGAATTTAATTTAATTACAAAAGGTGGTTTTGCAAAAAGAACTGCAATTAGTGATAAAAGAATAGCTGATATACTTTCTGGAGAAAAATTTAAAGAATTAGGAAAGAAAAAATTAACAGCTATAGAAGAACTTATGAGTCCAGGCGCAGGTATGGGAGTAGATCCAATAAAAGCAGGTAGAGTTCTTACAGAAGATGCAATTAAAATGGCAGGTAAAACTGTTAGAGGAGCGGCAACTGTAGGTGATGCACTTATTTCTATTGGCAAAGGACCTGTAGGTTTTGGATTAGGTGCTATGATTGAAGCAGATCCAATAATCACTGGAGGCACTAAAGGAAAAAGTTTTACTCAGGCAGGAAGAGATACAATCATTGGGTCGTTAATTGATTTAATTCCAGGTGTTGACTTAGGAAGTGTTGATACTGATCTTTTAAAATATGCTGACACAGAAGAAGAAAAAGTTGGCATGCAAAATCTTATTGATTACAAAAAAGATTATGACCGGTTACAAAAAGATATTAAAGTTTTTAGAACTTACCAAACACTACCTGATTTTGAATTAGAAGGCACAGGTGTAGATCTAGCTGCTTTAGAATCAGAATTAGGAAAAAGATTTTTAGATATACAAAAAAGAGCTCCTCAAGTTTATAACCCTGATGTAGCTAGAATTATAAATAATTTATCTTTAGATTTAGCCGAAGAGAGAAGAAATAGATTAGAGGGAATATACGGATTAATTTTTGGTGATAGGCAATTAAGATCAGACCCAGAAGGTTTCGAATTAGATCAAGCTGTAGATATCGCTCAAGAAGCTATGGGACTAGAAGTGCCTCAACAAGGAGGTTCACGAGTAGAAGAAGAAATGTCACCAGAAGAATTAGATGAAAGATTTGATATGGAAGGTGGTATCATGGCAGCAGAAGGTGGTCGAATAGGTTTTGCTGATGGACCAATAGATCCTAAAAGAAGATTATTTATGAAGATAATGGGAGGTATTATGTCTTTACCATTCATACCTCAATTCTTAAAAAAAACAGAACAGGTAGGACCAGTGGTTAAATCATTAAAAGGAACAACTACAGTGATGCCAGAGTGGTTCCCTAAGTTTATAGAACAAGTTATGTTTAAAAGTGCAGGTAAAAAAATAGATGCAGATCTTATGGAATATACTGTTAAAGAATTACCAGATATTAAAATATTAAGACATGATGATGGTAGAGTTTTTATAGAGGGTAAAAATGAATATGGTAAATCGTATTCTATAGAGTACGAACCACCAGGTTTTGAACTTGTGGATGAGACAACAGGCAAGTCTGTTAAGAAACCAGGAGAGTTTGTAGCTCAAGAAGAGGTGCCTGTTAATGTGGACCCTGATGGTAACGCTGACTTTGATGCAGAGATTCTTGACGATTTAGATCAAATATTAGGGCCAGATACAAGACGTATGGAAGAATTTACACTAGGCAAATCTGTGGATATGAAAAAAGGTGAGTTTGAAGTAGGCAGAGCTGAAGCTAAAGCAGATGCGGTAAGAAAAGGTGAAGACGAGTTTTTTAGTTTTATTGACGAGGGCTATGACGAAATTGACTAAAACAATACCCCCTAAAAGAGGCCCTCAACCTCAAGGGTTGCTTATTGATTATAATACTGTTAAACCTGTAAAACTGGAGAAAATAAATGGCAGACATAGACAAATCTCTTCCAAACGTAAAGCAAGAGATAAAAACACCATCGCCTGAAGATGTAGAAATTGCTGAACAAGAAAAACAGCAACAAGTTGATGAGCAAGGTGATCCTGTAGAAATTACAGAAAACGAAGATGGCTCTGTAGATATAAATTATGATCCTTCGATAGCTTCTGTTGAGGGTGGACAAGAACACTACGCTAATTTAGCAGAACATTTACCAGAAGATATTCTTGGACAGTTAGGTTCAGATCTTTTTCAAAATTACCAAGATTATAAAAATTCTAGAAAAGATTGGGAAAGAGGTTACAGAGAAGGTTTAGATCTTTTAGGATTTAAATATGATAATAGAACAGAACCTTTTCAAGGCGCATCAGGTGCTACTCACCCAGTGTTAGCAGAAGCTGTTACACAATTTCAAGCTTTAGCATATAAAGAATTATTACCTTCTAACGGACCAGTTAGAACTGCTATTTTAGGAACACCTACTCCAGAAAAAGAACAACAAGCAACACGTGTTAAAGATTTTATGAATTATCAAATTATGGACAAGATGAAAGATTATGAACCAGATTTTGATTCGTTATTATTTCATTTACCTTTAGCTGGCTCAGCTTTTAAAAAAATTTACTACGACGAAGCAGCACAAACAGCTGTTTCTAAATTTGTTCCCGCAGATGATTTGATTGTTCCATATTCGGCTACCTCATTAGACGATGCAGAATCAATCATTCATCGGGTACAAATATCTGAAAACGAATTAAGAAAACAACAAGTTGGTGGTTTTTACAGAGACATAGAATTAAAACCAGGACAAGTTAACGAGACTGAAGTTGAGAAAAAAGAACGTGAGCTTCAAGGTGAAACAAAAGGTAGAGAAGAAGACATGTTTAATTTATTAGAGTGTCATGTTAATTTAGACCTTGAAGGTTTTGAAGATATGGGAAGAGACGGAGAACCAACAGGTATTAAACTTCCATATGTTGTAACTATAGAAGAAAACTCTAGAGAAGTTTTATCAATTAAAAGAAATTATGAAATAGGTGATCCTTTAAGAAAAAAGATTGAATATTTTGTACACTTTAAATTTTTACCAGGACTTGGATTTTATGGTTTTGGTTTAATACATATGATAGGTGGACTATCAAGAACAGCTACAGCTGCATTACGACAACTACTAGACGCAGGAACATTATCTAACTTACCTGCAGGATTTAAACAAAGAGGAATTAGAATTAGAGATGATGCGCAAGCAATTCAGCCAGGTGAATTTAGAGATGTAGATGCACCAGGTGGTAACATTCGAGACTCTTTTATGATGCTTCCTTTCAAAGAACCATCACAAACCTTATTACAACTTATGGGCGTCGTAGTACAAGCAGGTCAAAGATTCGCTTCAATAGCAGACTTGCAAGTAGGTGAGGGTAATCAACAAGCAGCTGTGGGTACGACCGTAGCATTGCTAGAAAGGGGAAGCAGAACAATGTCTGCAATTCACAAAAGAATTT